AAAGTCTGCATCAGCAGTTGTTACTCCTGTTATATCTTGTATTTCAAGTGCTATTGTTGATGTTGCCATATTTTATTTCCTATACATGGGGGACCGAAATCCCCCACATATTGTTTACTTAGTCGTTACGCCAATCTAATTAAAGAAACAGCTTCGCTTCCTGATTTTGCTTTTGTAACATGAACAGCAAATAATCCTGAACCAGAACTAAATGCATCATGAACATTAGAAGGGTTTTCGATTTCAGGAGCTCCTACAAGAGTTACGCCTGAACCTGCAACCATTGTGCAAGTTTCGTCTGCACCAGCTGTACCAGCATTAATGAAAGAAAACTGAAAAGTATCTCCATCAACACATTTACTATCACTAGCTTTAACTTTCATCGCTGCGACTATTTGAGCAGCTGTAGGAGTAGTAATATCCCTAGCTGCAGCTGGGTCACATTGATGAGCGCATGATTCAACCATATCTCTAGCCACAAGAACTAAGTTATCACCTAAAGTTCCGTGGTCTTTGATAGAGCTATTTTGCAACCATCCAATGTTTCCATCAGCTTTATTTTGTCCGTATAATGGATTTGCCATGATTTACCTCCTATTTCCAGACAGCATGGGCTTCAGGCATACGCCATTCCATCCCAGCTTCTGTTTGAATTAAATCAACCCTGCGGTCAACACCACTATTTTCAAGAGTCTGAACTCCAACGTATACTGCTGTATCACGATTCAATCCATTACCAACTAAAGGTCTGTAATTACATTGAGTCATATTGATACCAAGTATTTTAACTCCAGTTCCATCCAAGTGAATATTGCGAACAAGATTCATTGAACCATAAGGAGTCATTACTTGAGTAACGTCTAAGCCATATACTTGCTTTTTACCTGCAATACTAAAGTCTGCACGACCAAGAGAATTAGTTCCATCACTAACTTTAGAAACATTAGCTGAAAAGTATCCACTTAGTTTATGCATCCAATTGTATGTTTCAGTAGAACACATAAATAGAGTTGCACTTGCATTGTTGTATCTTGGGTCTAAGAATTGAGACATATCATCAAGAAAGTCATCTTGAGACTTTGTTCCAGTTCCACCAATACCAGAGCCATCAAAGATATTACCATAACTAGTAATAAAACTAAGAGCGCCTTCAGTATATTGAGCTCCAGAAGAATCAACTACTTGAGAACCAAACAATAACGCTTGTTCAATATCATACTTATGTTCAATTAACTTTGTTCTCCAAATTCTTGCAAATTCATTTGGTTCATACTTAAGAACAGTTGCTCTTGTAGTATTATCCATTGCCATTGCAGTTTTAAAGATTTGAGTTAATCCAACAGCGCTTGAGTAAGGTTGGTCTTTCCAAGACTCTGGGTATCCAGAACCTTGTGAATGAGCAGAACCGACAACGTAGCTTCTTTTCTTTTCAAGATAATCAGAAATTGATTTACCTGAAATATCTACACCATCTAATGCATCTCCAGCTTTATAGAAAGATGTTAATTCAGCATCTGTAGTATCCATAGAACCTTTACTTACTATTTCTGTTTTTAAAATAACAGCATTTGATACAGAAACTAAGTCTACAGATAATATCTTAGCTAAAAGATAATCGTCTGGAGTAGTTGCTACATTAGTTGTTCCACCTGAATCATCCCAATTACTTGCAGTTTCAGAATCATTAAAATTATCAGAACCAGCGATAATATAAGGAACTTTTATTACAGAATTTGGAAGAAAGAACTGAGGTTGAGAACCAGAAGAACCTGGTAATACATCAGTTGCTGATTGACCATGGATAGTTTGAATATTACCTGCTGATTTATAATCACCAATCATACAGAAATAATATACATCTCCAGCATCTACATTGCTTTGAGTAACAGTTGCATCTGTTCCTGCTAAAGCAGATGGAGCGCTAGTTCCGTGGTTTGATACATAAGCGTATCGTTTGTGATATGAACCTCTTTGTTCAGTAAATTTGAACTGAGGGTCATCTGTTGGTTTTTTTGCTACTTGCGATACAAATCTGAAAAAAGGGTCTTGAGCTATTGAAAGTTCAGAAACTCTATCTCCAAAATTGTACCTACGTCTAAGGTCGCCTGTGCTAGGTATATCGCTTCCGCTATGCCCTGCATCAGGAGAACTTCCGTATGTTTCCATGCCGAATACATCAGCCATTTTAGTACCTCTTTAGTTTGAGTTAATGGCTAACAATATAATTTTATATACTGAAAGCCTTTTCTAGTTCGCTATCAGTACCCAAAATTGAATCAAAAACATTATCGTCTGTACTTTTTTCAACAGAAACACTACCTTGTGTTGCAAGTGTGCTAGGTTGAGATTGTACTTCTCTCATCTTGTCATGAATTTCTTGTCTCGTTGAATCAGCAATTTCACTATCTCTGTTCTTACGATTCATTAAGTAATATATATCTTCAAGTTCTAAAGACTTACTTTTAGCAAATTCAGTAAATGTACTCCATTCTTCATCAGACATATTCATCTTTTGTTTGAATTGAGCTTCTTTAGCCATTTTTGCATTTTCGCTTTTTTGAGCTTGTAGTGTATTATTTAAACGACGCTGTACAATACCATCGATTGTAGCACCCATTACTTTTGCAGAATCGGAATCAGGTTTTTGAAATGCTTCATCAGGGTCAAAAACAAAATCTTCATCAAGATTCAGTTGTTGATTCATTGATTGTGGGGCCTGACCTCCACCCTCAAAATAATTTCTTACATGAGAAATTAAATTAGGGTCTTCACGCATAGCGTCTAGAATAGGCATATAAGGCTCAATTTCTTTTAGTTTACCATTGAGTCTTTTAGCCTCTCTACTTGAATCGCTATATCGCTTTTGCAAGACTTCATTGTCATCTTGCGATTGAACTTCTACATTGGGGCTCGACTGCGTGTTACCGCTTTGTACCGAGGTTGGTTGTTGTTGTTCGTCTAATATGCCGCCATTAACTTCTCTATCTAATGATTCAAAAAAATCACTTGAGCTGCTCATAACTGCATCTTGTACGTTTGTACTTTCGGGGGCTACTTGAGCGTTACCTACTTGTTCTGACATACTATCTCCTATTTTTAGGTTATTTTAATTTAGCAACTATAAAATCTAAAATGCAATAACTAAGATTGCTCGTTTTGAGCAACGTCTTGCTTACTAGATTCCATGTCGTTTTTCATTTCGTCTCTCATTTTCTGAAACTCAACTTTTAACATTCCTCTTAGAAGTTTTTGTTGTGATTCAGTTTCAAGAACATCTTTTCGTATTTCATTGTTAGCGTCTCCTACTTTCATCTTAATACCTGCTTGTACTAATTGACGTTGTAGTGTTTCTATTGTACCATCTTTGTCTTTTATTAATCCTTGTATAGATTGTAATTGACTTTGCATTTGAGATAATTGAGATTTTCTTTCTACAATTTTATCTTTGTTTCTAATGTCTGTTTCAGCTAACATTGCAATATCATCAATTAATCCAGATTGATACCATCTAAAATACTCTTCTAATAATGCCCATCTATTTAATGGTAATGTTGCGCCTGCGATTATTCTTATATCAAATCTTGCGGATGCATAATCTTTATATTTACCAATAGCTTTACCATAATCATTATATAGATTTACATTTATTCTTACTTCTTTTTCTTCATCGTTACCTGCCATAGGTTGCACGATTCTAAATACTTTTTCAATTGTATAATGTTTTTGAGCCATCATTTTAAATACTCTACCTAAATGTTCAAGCGATGGTTCTACTATACTATTCATCCATGCTTTTAATCTACGAGTACCAAACTCATCGTTAGCAAGTAATCCTCGATATGTTTCTGCTTGGTCTTGAGAAAATCCCATCATTGCACTAGGTACACCACTAATATATTCTGCATCTGATTTACCTTGTTGTACAACAGTAAAGAATGCATTATTAATTGGAGCTGGTTGTATTGGAGTAGGTGGAGAGAATCCACTTCTGTATTTTAACAATGCTCCAGGCGCTGATGAATACTTTTCCCACTCATCTTCAGGGACCGAACCTTCTTCATACATCCATCTAAGATTAGAGGATAAGTTTGCATTATGAAGCATTATTTGATGTGCTTTATTTATTTCTTGTTGTTTACCTATAAGTGGAGTTACTGCACTCATTGGATACGGAGTTCCTGTATACATATAAGAAATAGGCACAATAGGATATTCACTTATAGGAATAATAGTTTCATATAAGAATGTATCATCTCCTACGCTTACAGTCTTTACAATTCTATTTTCATAAAACTCTACAGAATCAACAATGTTTTTAGAAAAGTTTTTATCTGCTTCAAACTTTTTATAAGATGCTTCACTCATTACTTGTTCTTTAATAATAGTAGCTTCATCTCTAGCTTGAGATATTAATTCCATTTCTTTTTCTCGTATTGCTTGAGCAGCCATCTTTTGAGAATTGTCAATCATTAATCTTGCTCGTTCTGGAATTACTTCACCTTCTTGAACTTGTTGTTCGATTTGCATTTGTTTTTCAATTAAACCTACTTCTATTTCCTGTCTAAAAGATTCTAATTGTTCTTGTACTTGTTCTTTTAACATAACAAGTTGAGATTCAGAAGGTTCTATTTTAATGTATACATTTCTGTATTTAAATTTTTTCTTACTATATGTTTCGTAATATGGCACAATGTCATCATCTTCAGCATCCATATTAACACCATATGTCAAATCTTCTGCTTGAATACTATCTGTAAAATCAATATCTCTTTGTGAATAAGATACTACATCACTACCTTTAGTTACTTTTTTAATTTTTGCTTCAAATTGTGGTAACATATTAATAAGTCTTGCTCTAGCAATATTCTTTCTTATTTGAATAAAGTTTGCATCTCTAAATAAAAAGTCTCTACTAGCAGGGTCTACAAATACATCATAAGGGTCAAGTCTTTTAAAACAAACTTCACCTACTCCTCTATCAGCATCTTTATCAATATCTACAAGAAAGTATCCTAATCCTTTAGTAAGTGAATCTAGTATTACTTGACTATATAATGATTTACCATTTGATAGATACCAACAATAATCTGCTACATCAGCATGAACTTGAGCGACATCTACATCATCTCCAGTTGCTCCTACTGCTTTCCACTTAGGGTCATTAGCAGTTACAAAGTATTTCATTATTTCTATAATAGGTGTTATTCTATTTATAGTAAATGTTGGCATTCCAGATTCTTCCAACATTGTTAATTCTTCTTTTGTAAGTTGTTCGTTTAGATAAAAATCATATCCTTTTTGACTTACACTTTGCCATCTATGTCTATGGGAGTTATTTACCTTATCCCATATTTGTTTATTTATTTGTGCTTTATTTTTTTTAGTTACTCTTGCCATTATCCTCTAATCTCCACATGAACTAGGTCATCAAATTTATTATCTTTAGTCTCGCCATCGCCATCCCAGTCGCCGCCCCAGCGAACAGGAACATTTAATTGTTTAGCAATTCCTCTAATCATTCCACCCATATAATGAAATCTATCTCTATCATTCCAATCAATAGGATATGGAGCGAGGTCTACAGCTTTTCCTGTAATGTGTTTGCTGAACTTTGTTTTAGTTGAGCCTTCTTTTAGTAACTTTTCCTGTCGTTGCTCACTCCGTAATCCTTCAATGATTGTAACATCCATAATCTTAACTAATTCATTTAGGACACTAACTAATCTTGCGTCTATCCCTCTCAATCGTTCTTTTGACCTTTTACCAAACTTAGGCATATATACTCCTTACGATACTAACCAACTTTTAACTTTTCTTTTTGGTTTAAACCATGATTTTTTATCTTTACTTTTTTTCATACTTGGCGGAAATGCGTGTATTTGTGCGTAATAAAGTGATTCAATTGTATCATCATGGGCCATTTTAGGACCGAAAGTAAGTATTTCGTTAATTAAATCAAACATATTTTTACGTAAATGTACAGTTCCTGTACTAAAACGTGCAGAAAGTCCAGAATAAATGCGATTTCGTTTCTGTGTACCGCCTGGTTTTTGTGGTATTACGGATATATCGTACTTATTTAATCTTCTTCTTTCATCATTCATTGCTTGAAATATACTACGATTCATTGCTACATCTTCAACTGTAGATGATGTGCAATTATATTTTTGATGTAATTCTATAATAATATCTACTACACCTTTTTTTCCTATAATGTCTCCTGTGTCTGGATTCTTAGAGCCTATAGTAGGAATACTGCGATGTCTTTCATATTCTAAAACATATAATTCATTATTAGCGTCAATAGCAATAACAGTTATAACACTATAATCAGCATGCTTAGTATCAATATCTGTAGCAGGGTCACATCCAATAAATGTATTAACTGGTATATCGTCACCATCTTTTACAATATAGTTAGCCCCATCTTCGTTTTTAAAGTATCCATTCCAATATCTAATGTGTTCTCTTTTCCATATAGCATCTTCTTCAGATTGTACTTCCATCATATATTCTTGAAAGAATTTTTGAGGCATGCCACTATCAGAATAAAACTTTTTCTTTTCATCTAATTTCTTTTTATTAAAAAAAGATGACCACAATGGAGTATCATTATCTAATAATGCTTTATATGTAATTACTTTCCAAGCAAACTCTTTATTTTCTTTTTTAGATTTTGCATGATTGTTGAGAAGATTGTTAATAAAAGAATCATAATGTACAGGAGTGCCATTAACACGAAGACGACCAGTGTGAGGCTCAATAGCGGGATAGATAACAGCAGTAACAAGATTAGCATTCTTATCTCTTGCTTCCTGTGTAATTGTGTTTGCTTCATGCTCGAAGTCATCGAGTACGATGAGGTCGTATCTTTTGTGTAGTTTTGCTCCACCTCTGATTCCTGCGACATTGCTTTTACTAATAAGTTTACATCCATTGCTTAACTCTATATCTTCCTCTGTCCATTTCTTCCCCTTTAAATTTCCAAAATAATATTTTAATCTATCGTTAAATTCTAAGTGGTGTCTAATGTAATCCATATTACCTACACTTAATTTTTGTGTAGCAGATACCCAAGCATAAAAAAGAAAATCGTCTTTACAGAAAACAAAGTCTTTTAACATAGATGCTTTTGTTAAAACAGTTTTACCATGACCTCGTGGTATAATAATAGCACATTGCTTTACTTCTTTGTTGTCTATAGAGTCTGCAACTTCGTAATGAAAGAATGGTGTTTCACTTCGTAAAAAATCATCAGGTAAAAATAACTTACCAAAAGCTATTAAGTCTGTGTATGCAAGTTTTAGAGCTTCTTCAGCTTCGCTTACGTTCTGTGTATTTATATTTGCCATCTATAGTAAACTTCCATTGTTTGTAACTTTGTGATTTACGACCTTGTTGATGATGTGAATGTTGATTCGGTCCTTTGTTTGCTAATCCCCAATATGAAAGGATTGGTATTAGAATTATTTCTGTTTCGATTTTTTCCATTGTTTTCTTTTGTATTCTAAAAACTTAGCACCTTCATATGGATTAAAGATAGTAGTAATTAATCTATTATCATCATCTTCATAGTAAGGGTCTATGATTGTAACTGGAGCATTAAAGATATTCTTATCATCTAACCCAAGTTTATCTGCATAACTATCCATTATTTTAAATGAGGCTACTTGCAATGCATGACTTATTAATCCACTAGCTGCATCTTTTAATACTTGATAACCTGATACATGAGTATGTCCACAAGTAAGTATATGGTCTTTCCATCCCATTTGAGCTGCCTTTGCTACTCCATGAGCTGTATTCCACATTGAATTACCTTTGAACATATGTCTAGCATTTACTCGTATTTCTTTTCCATTAGGAAATATAAGATTAAGTCTTGCTCCCCATTGTTCATATACACCACTATGTTCTCTCATTATAAATTCTAATGGGTCACCATCTCCACTCCACACATCGTGATTACCTGCTACTAAGTATAACCAATCTACTTGATTAACAAAATGTTCTGTAAGTCTCCATGATTCTTTTGCAGATGTTGATTGTTGTCCATATAATGCTTGAAGTCTACCTACCCAATTGTTTTGTATATCTCCTAAGTTACCCCCAAACAATCCATCTGTTTTATTAACTAAATCACATAATGAATATATTTCAGCTAAGTCTGTACCATCATCATCTACATGAGGGTCACCAAAATGAAGTATTCCTATAGGTCCCATTTGATTAATTTTAATATTAATTAACTTTCTAGACTTTTTAGCTTTTAGTTTCTGATTGTATTGTTTTTCTCTATGTTTTATTATTTCATCTATAGGT